AGAGATGATGGCCTCGTCGCTATCGAGCCGCGCGGTCGTGGCAAAGCTCTGCTGGTTTACCCATGTCTTGGTCGCCATATCCGTGATGTCGGAAGACTTCACGTAGTGATAGATCTGCGACATGTCTGGGATATGGGCCGTGTTGATGAGCACACTGTCGTAGGTCGTCTCGCCTGCGGTGTTCGTCAGGTAGGACCACATCGCCGCTGCATCGATGCTTCCGGATCCGCCGCCGGAAGAGTATCCTCCGGCAGAGGAGAAGGAGTCCGTGTAGAAGCCGGCGCCTTCCAGCTTCACGCCATTCTCATCGGCCACGAAGTAGATGCTGTCGGTGAGATAGAACCTGGTTGCCTGGATGTAGTTCGTGGTCTTGATGAGCCCCGTAGCGGTAATGCTTCCGGCGTATAAGCTGATTATGTCCGCTTTATCTGCGTATAGGGATAAAATCGCGGCTGATTCTGCGTAGAGAGCCGTGGCAATCAGTTCATCATAATGATTTCTTGATGCAACCGAATCAATCTGAGACTGAAGGGACTGAATAGCGCCGGAAATAATGGATAAACTATTATCCAGGCCGGATACTTGAGAAATGTTGAGCGTTCCGTTTTTCCACAAGGAAGACGCCGCGTCATATACGAGCACTTGGCCGGCAGACGGATACGTTAGTTGAACGTCCGTAAGATACTCTAATGCGCTCGCCCCAACCGTTGCTTCTATTAGGCCTGTTGCTGGGTCGATACTGAGGCCGTTGCCAATAGGTATATGATATGCGTTTATCTTTTCATTGGCATAATCGTCCGTGTTTCCAGTTAGCGATTCCCAGACAGCCGCAAGGGACACACCCTCTTCTCCAGGGTCATCACTAAGTCCACAGGAAGACATGAAGCCATTAGCCCACAGGCCACCATACTCATCCTTCAGCTTAATGTTTCCGTTTCCGTCTTCCTCGAAGAATGAAGATCCTCCGGTCCTATAGGAATAAGCGGAAGATGAGGAAGTACCGTTACCAGTGCCGCCGGATCCTCCGGAGCCGCCTTCCGGCAGTCCCTCTACAGTCTCGCTCTCAACTTGAACCTCAACAGCAGGAAGACTTATGGCAGACACCTGGGCCTCTTCCTGAATAAGGTCCCATTCCCATGTCTCAATCCAGGAAAGGATTTCGTCAAAGGTAATGAAGAGAGGAAGAATGGAGAATCCTGGTGGGATATTCAGTTTTCCCTCTGTTTTCAGCCTCCTTCCGGCCACGGATAGTGCGTAGCTCAGAGCCGTAATGGACAGGAAGTCACCATTCGAATGGACACTATCCGCGAATGAGGTTACTATCGCCCCATTGAAAATCCAAATACCGCCGTAAAACTTACTGTTTACAAGGTTATCCGATCTGACCCTTCCGCCAGTGATTTCCACGGTTTCTGCAGCACCTACCGCGTCATTATCCAGGTGGATAATATCTCGATAGCCAGGAAGGTCGAGAGACGGGGTAAGAATACACTCATATACCTCAACCCAATGCCCCTCAATCACTATGCGGATGGTTGCATAGTCAGAGACAATATAGCGAGATGCGGAATCCGGTGTAGAGATGGCCGGTATATTGATTGAAAGCCAGCGCTCACCAATGGAATCCAGGTCAGTTGTAGGTATCTCTACTTTCGGGTCGGATTCGTGCTGCGGAGCTCCACTCCATCCTTCTTCCGTTCCAATATACGTAGACGTGTGCTGGGTGGAATGCGACCCAGAAGAAATATAGCAATCATACTCAAGATGAACCTTGATATTTCCGTGGGCGTACCATTGCGCGTCTCCGACACGCAGTTTATACACGCGGGGGGCCACACGGAGTTTCAGCTGGAAACCGCAATCAAGTTTGTTGATAGGTATTTCCTGCTTGATGGTTCCCCAGGTGTCGTCGCTCAGCGGGTTGTTAGGATCAAGGCCGAGCTCATAGAAGCAATCATCCGTAGTATCGTGTCGCACGATTCCTTCCGTTCCCCATGGAGAGCCTGTGGTTTCCTCCATGTTCGGATCATCGGGCCCTGAAACAGTGTGCCACGGAGCCTCAACGGTTACCTCTTTACGCGCGGGGTCAATAGCCGTGGACAGCTGGCCAACCGGCCAGGTATCTACGGAGTTGTCGGCCATAGAACCAACTGTCTTGTGTACGCCTCCGATTGTGGTTGTTGAAGCCGTCCCATCCGCCGCGATACTCACCACGGAAAGGCCGGAGCCGGAGAGGAGTGCCGGAAGATCTGTCTCACGCACAATGAGCCACTTATCTCCGTACATGGTGATGGTGGCGTGAAGCGTATCCAGCAGTTTCGTGACCACATCGTAGTAAGAATCGCCTTCCATGTAGTCCAGGCTAATGGACATTTCGAAGGTATCCGTAGCGCTCTCTCCCGTCATTATCAGGGAAGAAGCCACGTAGATGGTTCGATTCATTCCGGTATAAGCCAGGGCGGTCCGGAAATGCTGGGAAAGAGTTGCGATGCCGACGGGGATGAAGTCTACCAGCTTCAATTCGCCAAGGCCATCTGTTGCCACAATCTGAACATCGTATGGCGGATAGATGGAAGGCTCGCTGTAGAGCTCCGTGGAGACGAAGCCTTGCCAGATGAGCACATCCGTTCCGCTTACCTTGCGCTTTACATCAACACGATACTCCTTCGGATTTGAGGTGAAGAGCGCGGCGAATTCTCCGTCATGGCCTGGCGCGCATTCTGCGTATAGATCCAGGGACGTTCCGCAGACCGGACCATTCTTCTGCTTTCGGAGTACAGGAGCGCGGCCAAGTTTTCTATTCTCGCATTCGCCCGAATAGCCATCCTGCAGGATATAGATGTTGTATTCCACCCCGTGGATGGAATCAAAACGGAAATGGAATCTGTTAGCGAAAGCCATTACGTCGTGACCTTATTTTTCTTGTTCGTGTTATTCAGGACGGCAACAAGCTGGTTGCCATCGGCCCGAAGGGTTCCCGTCACATTGACGTACACATCCCTCTGCTCGAAGCTGCCAAGTGACGAAGAATAGGATGATCCGGAGCTGACGGCACCGGCACCGGCGGAGTAATTACCGCTCGCAATGTTTGACATCCCAGATTTCACAGCAGCTCCCAAGATGACAAGCGCAGTACCAGCCGCAATGGCCATGTATGCTGCAGGAACGCTCATAGAGGAAAGAGCCGCATTCAAAGCTATTACCTCGGCGCCGGCCTCAATGGCAATCTTACCAAGAGAAATAGCCATGTCACCAAAAGCGGAGACTGCAGAGTTGGCAAAGTTGCTCCATGCATCCTGGCCCGTTGCAAGGTCCCCAATAAGCTGCCCGACAGCCTGGCCCATGGCAACTGTAGCAGAAGTGACTGCGTTCTTTATGCCATTCCCGACCCGTTCTGCAATCTGCTGCCATTTTTCGGCATCCATTTCGAAGTCAATGGTAAACTTCATCCCTCCGAACTCAAACGCGGCAAGCTCCTTGATGTTGTCAATGCTTCTCCGGTCTGGAATGAATTGAACGGGAGTTTGGACAAGGCCGGACATTGTAGCTGATCCGATGGAACCAAGCTCGTTTCCGCTCGCACGGAGGGCTCTGATTCTTGCAATGTTCTTCGCGGTTTCGTCCGTCGCTGTTTTGATGGAGTTCGCATATCGGTCCACCATGGCAAGCTGATCACTTGCGCTTGCTATCTGTGCCTTCCAGCTTTCGTACAAGGATACAACCTTCTGCATATCCTCGTAGGAAGAGCCAGCCTCATCGTCCATCGCTGCATGAAGCTCGTAGAGCTCCTGTGCGATTGCTGTCTGCTTTTGGGTCTTTTGGGTTATCAGCTCACGCAACTGGGCTTCTGCCTCGGAACGGGCCTTGACGTCTTCGGAGCGGTCTCTGATGATACGCCGCTGCTCGGCAATTTTCACGTCAATGTCGGCCACTTCCTTCCGGACATCAAGCTCGCGCTTCATAACCTCAGCGAGCTGGTTGCCTCGAGCTTCGTTTCGCTCTGCAGCCGCCGTAGCGTCTTCAATGCTGGCAGACACCTTCCTCCAGGCTTCGCCAAGACCAACGGTGTCCTCGCCGGCAACCCACTGCACAAAAGTAGCAGTCACGTTGGACTTGAATTTAGCCCATCCCTTCTGCCAATCAGCCATGACCTCTCCGACAGATTTACCGGTCTCGCTGTTTGCGTCATGGAGCGCTTGGCGATATGTGTCAATGTACGCCTGTGTGGAGAGTTTCAGATTGAGGCCGTCTATGGTGTTACCAAAGGCTTCTGCTTCACCTTTAAGGGCCTTAAAAGCCGCAACAGCTCCGGCAATACCGAGCCCAGCGATTCCGGTAGCAACTGGGCCTATATTTTTGAGGATTGAGCCAAAAGCCTGCGCGCCGGCATTACCTGTCTGCTGGAGTTTATTTCCGAGCCCCTGGAGGGCACTGGAGAACTGGGCGAGCTTTGCCGTATCGACGCCAATAGCATTGCCAATGGAGTTAAAGGCATCATTGGAGACCTTCGAGAGGTCGCGCATTTCCTGCTTTACCTTCTTCGCCCCTTTGTCAAAGTCACCGGTATCGGCACCAATGCCAATTTTCATTTTAGGCTCGTTTGCCATATCACTTCAGTTTGAGTCGTTCCAATAGTGCCTGCGCTTCTGCGGCTTTGTCCGAAATGGAGAGACTGTTCAGGCGGTCAATCTCGCCGGTTTCTTTGTCTTCATTATCCCACGGAAGGGGGAGAAACTTCCGGATGTCCCGAATTTGGTCTTTCGGATTCAGCTGTATATTAAAGAGGCGGATTCCGACCCCACGAATCACTTCCGCGACATGACGCCGGTCCACCTCCTTATCTGCTTGCCATGCGTTCATGGCTTCCCAGAACTCACCCGGGCGCATCAGATAGAATTCGTCACGGCTCAGTCCGAGACGGGAGATAGCCCATCCGCGAATTTGGCCGATCGTGAGCTTTAGTCCTCCTGACTCTCCCCGCCTTCTTTTTTTGGCTCTTCCTCGTCTACTTGTGCCGCAGACTGGCGGACGTAGATCTTCATGAAAGCCTCAACGTCCTTGGGGCGAATCATAGCACCGACGTCCTTGGGGCTCAGATGGGTTTCTCTTCCCTCCAGGCGCTCTCCTTCATTGATAGAAGCAGCCATCAGTGCAGGAGCCTGAGAGGGTTTCATAGAGCCGACGTTAGCAAGCCCGTCGTAGGAATCATCCCCGATGAACTGAAGGTATTCCGAAAGGGCGTTCCAGTTCACCTCAACGCGGTATTCTTTACCGCCAATCTTGAGAAAATCCTTCGGCATAGCTATACCACTTTAGAGAAGGCGCCGGTGATCTTGAAGTCAGCCGACAGGGTGGCCTCATCCTCGGCATTGGAGCTCTCGGAGTAGTTGGTCATGATGGCATTTCCGGCGTAGTTGTCGCCGTTTGCGCAGGCATAGGTTACTGCGACCACAGCGGCGGAGCCCTTCTTCATGGCCTGCTCGATGAGGAAGTTGCGGTTTACCTTCTGGACACCGCTGCCAACCTCATCCACGCTCATCAGGGCGCTCACCTTGAAAGTAACCTCATGGCCGGTGACGGAGAAGCGCTTGGTTCCAGCGTCATCCTTGTCAATGCTTTCCTTCACGGTAGCGGCGATGGTGAGGTCATCCTGGGTACGGCCCACAATGGTCTTACCACCAATCTTCAATGCAATGTTATATCCGTTTACCATAGTGAATCAATGTTTACGAGTTGTTGGTTACTTTGGTGAATTCGCCGGTGATCTTGATGTCAACGGAGACGGTTGCGTCATCCTCGGCATTGGAGCTCTCGGCGTAGTTCGTGATGATGCCGGTGCCTTCATAGGCATCTCCTTCGTCGGCCTCGTAGGTCACGTCGAATTCTGCATCTTCCCCAACCTCCAGGGCGAGGGCGATCAGGTCGTCGCGGTCCATGGAGTTGGCGTCGCCGCCAGAGACATCCAAAAGGGCGCTGCACTTGAAGGTCACCTCCTGGCCAACAACGGAGAACTGTTTCTGTCCAGCGTCGTCCTTGGTCTGGGATTCCTTGATATTTGCAGCAATGGTGAGGTCGTCCTGGGTGCGGCCAACGATAGTCTTTTCGCCTATCTTGAGGGCTACGTTATATCCTTTAACCATAGTTAATCAGTATTTGTTTGTACGTTTTCTTCAGGTGTTGGTTGCTCCCAGTCGGCGTATTGCTTCAGGGTGTAAGTAAGTTCAATAGTCCAGACATCCTCAACGCATTCCTTTGTGATGTCGTTGAGCTTGGAAGAGAAGACCGAATCGCGCATTCCGGTTGCAATAGCGTTTTCCACGGAGGCGCGGAGTGTGTCCAGGGCGTCAGGATCCTTGTCGACGAGCCGAATTGTAGCATCTCCGGAATAGCCGCAAATGCCATCCTTGTCCATTATAGGATGCGTGGTCATATCGTAAACCACCCAAGGGTATGAATCCTTGGCATCCTCGGAAAGGTTGACGGTTGCGACGCCAGAAAGAACGG